CTAAATTTGAATTCCGCCAGAGAGCAGAAGTGTCGACGGCGGTTTTCGATCGAATTATTGAACCATTATATGCGAATGCTTCGCCCGAGGAGCGCGTCATTAGACGTAATCTTTGGGAGATGGGCATTACGACTGTTAATGCGTTTGGTGATAAACTTTATTTGGTGCATGGTCCTCGTGCGTCAGGTGAGTATATGACGTCTTTGGGAAACACTATCTACGTACAAGTAGCTCTAGTGTACTCTTATTATAAAGCCTGTGGTTTCGTGAGAACGATCCTACCGACTTTCTATCTTCACGTTTATTGCGTCTCTGTTGGTGATGACAACATAGGCGCTGTTTCACGTGAGGTGAAAGATTGGTTTAATCAGGTGGCTATAAGGGATGGTATGCAGGATCTTGGTCTTGCTTATACCGATCCTAATAAGGGTGAAATAATTGACCCTTTTATGAAGCTTGATGATATCGTTATGTTGCAATGTCAACCCCGATATGATTCTTTATTGGGTCGTTGGGTTTGGTATCAGAAGCTTCAGACGGTCCTTGAAATGGCTCAGTGGACTAAGAAAATCCACAAGAGGCCTGATAAGACCATCTGGGCTAGTAATGTACTCGATAGTCTTCGGAAACTTTGTCTACACCCTAAATCAGTGTGGGATGAATATATTCCGAAGTATCAACGAATGATTGCTGGTTACCACATAGAAGTTCCTACTTGGGACTATCGTGGTATGCAGAAGATCGTTCTTGATGAAGCTTATATGGGTGTTGTTTTCAGGAATGAGATCGACGCCGAACAGGGAGAATTTCAGCATGGGCCTCGAACCCGATATCGTAAGGGTAAGGAAATTGCTTATGATGGGTTTTTGGTCATGTTTAATTTGGTTCTGGTGGTATTATTCGGTTATTTTGTTTGGCCATATTTACCACAATTTGGGACCATTTTGGGTTGGTATATTTACTCATGCTGGTTTCTTTTTGTTAATTGTTTCATTGCTGGTTTCTGGTGGAAACTAGTATGGGGTTAGACCCCACGTCCTCCTATGACGTTAAACTGGGCGTTCTGCATAACGAAATATCGTGGTACCAAAAGCTGTATGCGCTGCAAAGGTTAAAATGGAAGCACCGTTAGGAGTAACGAAAAACCCAATTATGTTTTAAAGTTTTTATACCTGAGATACGTTTTTCCGCTTTTTCTTTTATAACTTTTATACCTTTTTCGCTCTAAGTGTATTATACACCGGTAAACGAGAGCATGTCGTCTAATAATCCGCAATCTATGGGAGTAGAGGGCGGTTCGGGTGCGGGATTTGTTTCGACCCCTACGCCGGCCCTCGATGTTGGTGGAACTACACGTTTCACTACTGATACAGTTGGTAATGCGGCTTCTCGTGCTAATATTGATGATATCGATCCGTCTCTTTATACCTCTTTGGATCAGAGTGGTGCGAAAGATATCAAAGATTTCCTGGCTAAGCCTATACTTTTAAATACCGGAAATCTTACTACCACTGATGCTGGTAATTTTATTTTATGGGATTTACCTACTGTGTTCCTTGCTAATCCGAGGATTTATCAGAAATTGGTTGGTGTTGGGCTTATGAGGGCTGATATTGTTCTAACCCTCCAGGTTAATGCTGTCCGTTTCCAGCAAGGTAGATATATTCTTGCTTGGTGTCCCTCTGGTGGTGTGGATACTCAGTCTTCTGGGTATGACGCCTTTTATAGGGCGCATGCTTATAATACCATGAGCGTTACCCAGTTACCCCATGTTGAAATTGATTTGTCCACTCAGACTAGTGCCGAATTGCGAATACCTTATACCTCAGCTTTTCCTATGTGGAAGCTTTCCACTACGCTTCAACGAGTTGATAATGGTGCTGGGTATGCGTTTTTGCGTCCATACTTTCCTCTAGTTGCTGGTAGTGGTGATACCACTTGTTCATACATGTTGTTTGGACGCCTTGAGAATGTGTATTTGACTGGGAATGTTGTTCCGCAGATGGGGAAGCGTGTTAAAGGCCTTACTGTTGCTCGAAAGGAACAGGAGGCCGCTAAGGAAGGTCCGGTTAGTTCTGTCCTTGGTGCGATCTCTAAAGGCACTAGTGTTTTAGGGGTTTTGCCTATGATTGGGCCGACTCTATCTACGGTTTCATGGGCGACTGGTATTCTCGGGAATGCGGCTGCTGCTTTTGGCTTTAGTAAGCCTACCATGTTGGCTCCGCCTAATCGCGTTGCTTCCTATGGCTTTCCGTTTTCTGGTACGTCTGATGGATTTACTCCCGCTATGCCCTTAGCCTTAAAGACTGATCATGAAGTGAAGGTTCATAGTGGTGTGTCCCGTAGTACTGTTGATGAGATGTCCATCGATTTCATTAAGCAACAGTATGCTTATGCTCAGACTATTCAGTGGTCTACCGCTGATAATCCTGCGACGGTTTTAGTCACTTTGCCCCACGATCCTAAAGCTTATGTGTCTACGCTTACTTCTGGGGTTTTGCGAACTCCCGTATCCTTTGTGGCGGAGCATTTTCGCTTGTGGAGAGGTGGTATGAAATTCCGTTTTAAGATTGTGAAGACGGAATTCCATTCTGGTAGGTTGATCTTTGCTTACACCCCTTTGACCTTGAGCACGACGCCGGCTGTTCCGAATATTGATACGAGTGCGTATTTGATGCGTGAGATTGTAGATATTCGTGACACGTCGGAAGTTGAGTTTTGTGTGCCTTGGGTGATTTCTGATTTATATCTACCGACGACGACTGGTGTTGCTAGTTATGCTGGTTTGTTTTATGTTATTGTGGGTGATGCTTTGGTGGCGCCTTCGTCTGTATCAAGCAGTGTTCAAATACTAGTGGAAGTGGCAGGAGCGCCTGATTTGGAGTTTGCGCTACCGGCTAATAGCAATAAGGCCGCTTTGGTTCCTTTCGCTACTCAGTGCTCTGAACGGAGACGGCTTGAAGATATTGAGCCTACTCCGGAGAGCGCTACG